CTTGTCTGGTTGTAACAAATACGTTAGCACCAGATAGGAATGTGACACCTGTTGCAGAGAGTGTCGTGTTGGTAAGATTGGGACTACCAGTTTTTGCAGCGGAAAGAAGGTTTTGTTGGAACGTATAAATGCTCATATTATTATTTAGCAAAATTGATCAAATTTTAGAAATTATGATAAAGAATTATATGATACATATATAAACGAGGAAACCCGATGCTCTTCGGTGCATCGGGTTTCAAATTTGTTTAGCGTGTCTGCTAAGAGTTAGACTTACAGGTAAGTGCTAACAGAACCAGGAGTAAACGCAGTACCAAGACCTTTGACAATGATCAGGTGATAATAAAGATTAGCACCAAAGATGTTATTTACAATACCATAACGGGTCATGAGTCCAACGCGAGGAGCGAAATCATTCGGTCCAATTGTGCGTTGCACCATAATCGGGATGTATGGGCAGTAAATAATACCTGTGTCATAGTATTCAGAACCTTTGTAACCCAATAGCGCATATTCTACACCACTGGTATAATTACCAGAGTAGTAGTTAGGGCTATAGAGTGAAGTGTTCTGAACTTCAGTCCGAGTATCACGATAAACCGTCCAGCGGCTACCAACAGTACCAACTTTTGCGATACCAACACCAGCCGTCGAAACGGTTCCGTTGATTTCGTAAACCTTAAAGTCAGGAAGCATTTCGAGGATGCTGCAAACGCGAGGAGTGGCGATAACAAAGTTAGCGGCACCTCTACGGTTACGAGCAGCCATACGACCACTTTCGATAATAAGGCGTTGATAGAAGGTAATATTTCTTTCAGCAGTCCAACGACCATCCGCACTAACAGGACTCCAGATGGAGAAACCTGCGCCAGCACCAGCATTGAAAGCGGTTTGGATCATACGCATCACAACTTCACGGTCGATTTCAGCTTGGATCTCATACGACATTGCATTCGTAAGTTCTCCATCGATATCGATACCGTTCATGTTTTTGATGTCTTGTTCCAACTCAACCGACCAGCGGGTAGCGAGCCTACGTGTTCCGGCCTCAACAGCGGTCTTTTCGAACTTGAGTTCGATCTGAGGGATTTTACCCGTCAGTTCGTAGTTACTCAGGAGTTCTGCAATACCTTTGTCTTGGTCTGCAAACGTCCATTCGGCATGACCGGAAAGGAACGCAGCAGATGTGCCAGTGAAACGTGTGTCAAGAAGCTGATAACCAAGTTCGTCGGCGGGGAGTCCATCACCACCGGAGTAGTTTTGGGTTCCATTACCACGAGAGGTGGAGGTGAAGGATTTACCGTCGATTCCATCAGTACCAAGGGTATCACCTTGATAAGCATAACGGAGAGCGAAGGCAAGTCCGACTGGACCACCCATGGGTTGAACACCCACGATTTCGTTAGAGATCAGTTCTGGGAAAGTACGCCGAATCATAGGAATCAGAATCTTTGGCAGACGAGCATCGCCAGTAGCATAGGAGTCGCTGTTAGCGATACCGTTGCCAATGGAAGTCGTTGCACCGAACACACCACCGGAGGCAGCAGTATTCGATTCTTGGTAGCACCACTGTTCTTGGTTTTCCAGAAGCATGGCAGTCGTCTTGTAAACGTGTTCGTTCCGAATAGCTGGGATCGAGTCCGAGCTATAGTCGAGAACCTTACGCCACTTGGCAACTGCTTGTTGCATCTTGGAGCCTTGGATATCAGTAGATGGTAGATTATTCATATATTTGACTTTCTATTCACATTGTTCAGGAATTACTTCCTCATAGTGCGGGGTGGAAATTGTTTACTTACGGAATGTCATGGAATCCATAACAGACACATAAGGATCAGATTCTTCATCCGTATTAGTATTTACCTTTTCCGTGACAATTTTTTGTTCTTTTACAAAATCGGGCTTGTGCTTGCGGTTTTGGATCGCATCTTCCTTGATGGTTTCCAGTTGCTTTTTCTCTTGTTTTTCAAAGAGACGCACGGTGTAATCGAAGTTTTCCTGAATGAATTGAAGGGACTTGTCTCCCAGAGCCTTCTTGACGAAGTTCTTCTTTGTTTCAGGATATTTGGAAGTCTTTCCTTCAAGGAAAAGCTTGACTTCCGACTTGTTCTTGGATTCAGTAAGAATCTTCATGCTCTTTTCAAGCTCTTCGTTTTTCTTGCGGAGCTTGTCGATTTCGCTCTTGCCTTCCACGATTGCACCGGAAACGGATTCCTTCATCACAGCGAGATCGATTGCAAAAACCTTTTTAAGATTTTCCAGAACATTCATGGCGGTTTTGTTTCTAACCGCTTCCTTGATATCCTTGGTTGGAACGGATTCTTCAATGAACTCATCGAGGAAAGCACTAACGGATTCCGTAAGTTGTTTCTTGAACTTGAGAAGATCGCCGTTTTGCTCGCGCTCATATTTCTTGATGACCTTGGCGAGCTTTGCGGTGGCGTTCTTGTCAAATGCTTCCATGATCTTCTTCATCTTGAGAGTGCGATCCTTGTCAACGGATACAAACGCAGCTTGGAGCTTGGATGCATATACTTCATCCTGTTCCAAAAGGGCTGCTTCTACTGCTAGATCAATCTTGGATTCAAGGGATTCTTGAATCGCTTTTACGGATTCGTCGCTGAGTCCAAGGCTTTTTTGGATGTCTTCCGAGAAAAGGTTCGTGCTTTTTTTCTTCATATTATTATTTAGAGATTCAGTATGAATTTTTTGAAAATCAGAACAAAGGATTGTCGATTTCTTGGGCAATTCGGTTCTGGATTTTGTCGTTCACCGCCTGTTTGAGATGTTTGTGGGCTTCCGCATGATTATTGGTCATGATAGCCTCAATGAATTTGGATAGATTGGTGGATTCCTTCACACAATTGTTGACGGTCTTTCCACCCTTCTTCTTGGTGCCTTTCTTTTCATAACCATCCCAACAATCCTTTTTTTCTTCATCCTCATCAAAAGCTTCCCCACGATCATACGATCCCTTGCCTTTTTTTGGCCTTTCCGTTTTGGTTGCCGGGGCGAAATGCTTGCGCTGCTTCACCTTCGGTCCATCAAAAACATGCTTACCCTGTTTCTTCAAATCTTTATATGTTTTACCCATGATATTATTTAGATTGAATTGATAAATTTTATGATCTGTGCGCGAAGATAATTATCGGTGTCATGTTTGGGTAGGGTTTTGAGAGCGTTTCCAAAATTTTCATACATCTCTTCAAATGAACCGTCCTGATCCAGAACAAAAGTCTTGCTTTCCAAAATCCCATTAACGAAAGCCTTTGGATAGGATGGATCAGCAACAGCATCAATGGCTACCAAGTGCATATTCTGAACAACGTTGTAATCACGATTTTCCATCAATTGACCAAGCGCACGGGTGGACATTCCGATCTTGACCCCATCGTTGATGAGAGAACGGAGGATTTGACCCGTTGGTGTTGAAAGAACTTTTGCTTTACCGATGAAATAATCATCAACTTCCGATAGTTCCGTAACCAAATGGCAAGCCCTTTCAAGATTTACATCAGCACTGGATGGGTGATTGAGTTCTCCCATGGCGCGTCCCGGCATGACCATTTCATTAACATATCGTTGGACTTCTGTTCTAGTGTCGTCCAATTTATACATACGCCTATTTTTATTAACGGCGTTGCAGCCTATAAACGGACCTTTCACATATAGGTTGGATGCACTGTTTCTGTTTGATTGTTCTTCAATAACTTCAAAGTTATCAAACACATCAGGATTTTCAGCAATCAACTTTAATTTAAGCATATTTGTATTTATGCTTAATAATGTAAAATCTACTAATTTAACTCCTTTTTCAACAAAACATCTCATAATTAATCATACCACAGTCCCATATTCTATCAAAATTGTAGGTTTTCATATTATCCAATTCCGATTTATATTTTCTAGTGAAGTAATTACCATTTCTAATTAGATACCAATAATCGGGTGGTGTGGTGGAAACTCTTTCAAATCCAATTTTTTCATAAAGATCACCGTCTGAAAATCTCCTATCCACACTCAAAATAATTTTTGATGGGTTTGTCACCACTTTAAAAAATGTTAATAACTTATCAACACCACCAACAATATCAAAATTCCCCAATGATGAATATCTAGAAAAATCAAATACTCTATTTTTTGAATTACTTGCACCACAAAACGTCATAACCGCAACGATTCTATCTCGATAGAATAGTCCATACATGTAATCAGATTTATCACTTCCTTGTATATGATATTTGTTTAAAAATTTATCTTTAATATCTTCAGATATCCGTTCAATAGAACATTCTTCAGCCCAAATTTTATATTTGGTTAAATTTAAAACGTTTAATATTTTACATTTAATTATTTCCCTTTTCTCTATATACTCATCTTCAAAAATGTGTAATAATTTAATACCGACACCTAGGCATTTTTCTGTTTTATCAAGATGATAATCTTTATCTTTATTACCAGATGTCTCAGAATGCCAGTAATTACCATTACACTCAATCGCAATTTTCATACTTGGTATATAAAAATCTAACTCCAAATTTTTGAGAACGCTCCAATCATTTTTAACATAATCAATTGAATTATCTTTCAACACTTCTTCCACAAAGTTTTCCATATCGGAATTTGTCACTCCGCATGAAGGACACCCCCGACCTTTTATATGACTATGTAAAGTCTGCATAAACATTCCATGTTTATGGCAAATAATTTTAACGGGGGACGTGTTTTTCACATAATCCACCATAGAATAATTATATTTATTTCCATGTGATTTGACACATTTGGCATACCAATCATAATTTTTACTTTTATTGTTAGATTTTTTAATTTTTCCACATTTCCCACACCCAGCACCGTTTAAATGTGCATTTGCTTTCTGTGTAAATTTGCCATGTATTGGACAAATAATTTCTAATTTAGATTGGGAATCTGTGTAATTAATTAAAGAATAATTATAAAAATTGCCGTGTTTTTCAATGGCTTTTTCTGTAAAAATTTTATCGGTGAATGTTCTTTTATTTCTATAGGATTCTTTACTACACTTAACACAACCTGATCCGCTAAGATGATTTGTTAATAATTGAGTAAATTTTCCATGTATTGGACAAATAATATCACCCTTTCTATGCGTACCATTATACGACTCTAAAATATATTTATATCTAAAATTGTGTATTCTATTCGCATTTTCAGCAAAAATATTAAACCTTTTTTCGAGATTATCTTTATTTTCCCATATCAATTTCCCACATTTTTCACAACCCCTCCCATTCATATGGTCTTGTGGTTTTTGAGTGAAAATACCATGGATCGGGCATCGCACGCTTATTTTCGTTTGGCTATTTATATATTCCGAACAATTATATTGATATCTATCGCCGTGTATATTTTTCGACCTTTCTATGAAAATTTCGGTATTTATTTTGTTCGGCATATTATTACTTAATGCCACATCCTCATAAATACATTAATTTAATTCTTTTTCAGTGATTATAATAAAATCCATATTATGTTTTTTTGCAAATTCTTTTGCAAATTTTATCTTGTCTTGTAAGTTCTGGAAAGCGACCTGTTCATACAACAGATTGGCTTTCTTCTTACCCTTTCCAGCTTTCGGCTCTTGCGTCTGCTTCCAAGGCTTGACTTCCACCAGATATTTTTTTATAATATCGCCCTCCTGTATCTTCACATAAGCATCAATAAAATATTTACGCTGCTTGCGCTGCAACGTGTCAAAATAAGGCACGGCGATTTCCTCACTTCCCCACTCCACCACATTTGGATTATTATCACAGAAGCGGAAGAACTTCAATTCCAAACCAGATCGGTATATGATGTTATCAATTTTACCGACATATTTTTGAATATTTTTTGGAACATAAAATCCTTGGTGGAACTTCTTGTTCCGTTTTGATAATCCCAAAGAACCCATGATTATTCGGGTAATTCTTCTTCTGGTTCCTGTTCCTCTGGTGGTTCTGGAGGGATTACCACAAATTGATTCCCATCAAACATCACATCGCTCCTACCCATTTCTGTAGGCAAACGATTGGAAAAGCGCGGTGAATCAACTGCATCCAATAGGGCATTGATCGCTACAGCAGCTTGCGCATTGGCGGCGAAAACCGATAAGGTTTGGGGGATATTATAGTTAAGAACTGCTAATAAACGATCAGTGGGCAACGACCAGAAACGCATATTTTCATGCTTTATGACAGTTGCGGCATGATGTAATGCCTCTGCGGAACGAAGAACACCAGCATCCTTTTCAGATACATCCTCTTCTACTTGTGTTTTTGGTGTGATTAGTGCCATATTTTATAATATTTAAGATTCTAGGAATTTAAATTCCATACGGTTTACTCGAAAACGGAAATAGTTGTTGCCAACACCATTATTTAATGTGGTTTGGCAATGAAGTTGAACCGATCTATTGGTTGCGGAATCAATTGACCTACCACCAGAAACAGTAGCCACCAATGTATTATCAGCATTAAAAACATTCATTGTGCCATTATACATATCCATCGTATATACGGTTTGAGTATGGGTAACAGGGGTTCCGTAAATGTAATTTGTTCCATCATGGGTAACAGGGGTGATACGAACCGTTCCGCCGCTGTTATCAAACCTTAATCCATAACCTCGCAAAGTATTTGGGGGTGCATTACCAACAGGAGCGGTAGAATCACAACCAACCCAAAACCATCCAATTGCATCACCATCAAAAGAAGCCATTGCAATACCGAGTCGAACTTTTAATCTTTTTGACCAATGAATCAATGTTTCACTACCTTTATATGGTAAAATACCTTGAGCATTTGCGCTGTTGAATGAATATCCAGCAGTAGCACTTACAGAAGTCCCACCAGATGTAAGTTGGATATGGACAGCATTTAGTGTAAGAGAATTTGAACCACCGACGTTGAAAGTGG